TTCACTACTCAGTCGATCAGGCTTTTCACATCGAGAGGCCAGCGGGGTCTATCTCTCCCCTTTACCTTCTATCGCCTACATGATCAACAGATGACGGGATCGCGGCCCCTTGGATTTTTCCGCCGAAATTTTAGGCGAAGTTGATAAGGGCCAAGCCCACTGTCACCGCTAACCAGATGAAGCGCTCAGCCATCTTGATCGCACCAGATTGGTTAGTCGCTGTCTTCTCGAGCGCACGCAGCCGCCCTTCGTGATCGTCGATAGTGTCCCTATGTCCGTTCAGCCGTTCATCCACCCGCGACAGAAGCTTCAACGCATCTGCAATGGATCTCATCTCGTCTTCGATCCGCCCAAGGCGGTGGTCAATGGCTGGCAAATCCACAACAGGTCTCACTGGTTAATCACTGCCATCTCCATATCATCGAGTGACGTTGTACGCGAGTGCAAACAAAGTTTTATCGAAACTTTTTCAATACTTTATGGACGATGCATCGAGTAAATGCATTTTTATGTACGAATGTGGGTTGACGCATCAAATAACCCTCGTCTATTAACTAGGACATCGAGACACTGCCGCCGCGAGGCTCCCACCGTCTCCGTTCTTTGACATCGTGAAACGCATGAGACCTACGGGGGCTTCTGTCCCCGCTAGGATCATCACACCGCAGTCCGCTGCCGTCTGGTGATTTTAGCAAGGAGAAAGTACATGACTAACCAACAAACATTCCAAGACGCTGTAGTGCCTTACATCACGCTCGAAAACGCTCTGACCTACGACGATCAGATGGATAAATGGCTGTGGGTAGTGGACAACATCATTGATCCGCTTGAGCTCAAAACAACGGACGCAAGGGTCAACTGGATCGAGGATCGGTTCGTTGAGCTGATCGAGGCCAACATTGAAAAGTGGGCCGTCTTCCATCTCAATCAGGCGCACGCCGCTGGCTTCAACTACTGACTTTACCGGACGGCGGGTTGCTCCGCCGCGAGGATGAATTCAGCAAAGGAGAAAAACATGGCATATCTCAGCACCTACGCCGCCTTCGTTCGCTACGGCAACGATGAGCCCGAACAGCGCTGGACTGGCCTCACCAAAGGACAGGCCAAGTGGCGCTATCACTGGATACAGCGCAACTACTACAGCCGCTTTAAGAGCTTCCGCGAATATGGATGGGAGCGTGAGTGGCAAGCCTAACACCACCAGACGGCGGAGCGATCCGCCGCGAGGATGGCGCTAGTGCCAAACATGGAAGGAAAACTAAGTGACTATTGCACCAACCCGCTGGACACCAACCCGCTGGATCGTTGTCGAGCAAGCCGGATATGTCGGCGAACAGGATGTTCACACCGCCAAGAACGTGCATGCAGCCTACGCTTGGATACACGCCAACTACACCGACGAAGAAGTCGATGATCTGCGTATCGATATCTGCTGGGAAAACGCCGACGGCGAACGCTCATATGAACACTAACACCACCAGACGGCGGAGCGATCCGCCGCGAGGATGGCGCTAGTGCCAAATACGAAAGGAATGTTTATGTCTTTGAATTGGGATGTCTCGAAGATCGAGAACAACAAGGAAGTCTGCTTCACAGGTGAGGGCGACAACCGCTGCCTCGCCCCCGTCACCAACACGTTGATCTGGTACACGCTGGCCGTCGATATCGGCGACATCAGTGAGAAAACAGTCGATGAGTTCTACATCCGCATGAACCTGCTCGACAGGCTCAACACTGGCCCCATGCACTGGGAGGCCGCTGGTTACCGCTCGATCACTCTCGAGGAGCTGCGCCAGCACATAGGCCTACACACGAACGTGGGGCGCGGTGAGACACGCAACAAATGGTTCAAGCACAAGATCGACGGCGTTGTCCGCGATCTCGAGTATGACCTGCGCAAGCAAGTCGCATAGTCGAAACCCCTTCGGGGGTCTGGTACGGACTGACCGCCTGCCACTGATGAGACTGGTCGAATGGAGATCAACATGAAGGAAGCATTTAAATCATTTGTCGCTGGCTTGGTCGTACTGATCATTGCCAGCCTCATCATCGTCCAGCCCCGCTACATTGGCTACGGCTGCAAGAACGCAGATGTTCCGCTGTTCGCTAAGTACGAAAGCGACTTCCCCGCATGCGAGCGGATCGAACCAATCTTTTAAGGGAGAGTACCAATGTCACAAGTTACCGATCTTGAGCGCTTCGCCACCAAGGGCGAGGCCGCAGTAGTAAAACGTCTAGTCCGCATCGTCCTCGAGCGCGGGTACATGGTCAGCATCAATGACGGCGAAGAGTGGACCGTTACCCTGAGCACTGACCGCAAAGAAATCCTCCCAGCCCTCGCAACCACTGGTGAGGACATCATCCGCCTTTACAAGGACGGCGAACGGGCTGGATCGATCTGGCTGGTCTACGGCAACGCTGAGGACGGCAGTGAGCTGATCGCGGATCACAGTGACAACGATGCATGCCACAGCATCTGCTGGGAGCTGTACCCCGACTGACTTCCCCAGACTGCGGTTCTTCGGAGCCGCAGCGAGGATGAATTCAGCAAGGAGAAAGTAAATGACCGAAGAAAAACTGGATGACTACACCGCCGTCATGATCTGTGAAGGCGTCGAAGATGCGGACTATGACCGCACCGTCGAAGCTTGGCAGTACCTGCATGACACTGGCCTTGCCTACCGCCTCCAAGGTTGGTTTGGCCGCACAGCTCAGTCGCTGATCGATCAAGGGATCATTGGCTAGCAGTCGAAACGCCTTCGGGCGTCTGGCGGGGTTGCCTCCCGTCACTGATGAGACAGGCAAAGGAGAATGAATATGGAAGATGACGATTATGTGGAGCTTGTTGGCCTGATTGGCAAATACGGCATTCACGAAGTCCTGAATGCTGTAGCTAGCAGTCAAGAGCAATACTTCGAAGAGACGCAGGCTGATCTATTGGCCGCATTGGAATTGGCTAGGGATCATCTTGAGGTCTGCAACCATGAGGGCGAGGAAGACGAAGCCTTGGCGCAGATAAACGCAACAATCAACAATGCGATAGGAAAAGCCAAATGAGGAGGTACATAAAGATAAGTCTGGACGATGATAATGGCGATGCAAATCTCACCCCATCGTCAAAGGCCGCCATCGAGGAAATGACTGGCAGGGGAGACCTGTTGGACTATGACCAGTTGAGCGATATGTTTCACATATTTCGCGAGGCCTTTGAGCAAGTGCATGGCGCTTACTACCCAAATGACAGGATAAAGATACGTGTCCAAAGGACAGCCAGCCTATGCAGTGGCGCGTGATCCTGATGGCGGATGGCAAGAGCGCTGTCCGCCACGTCAAAGCCAACAGCGCAGCCCTCGCGAGATGGAACGCTGTCGGCGACTACAAACTAGAGACGGGACTAGATGCCACGGTGGCTCACATCGTGCGTACCAACCGTTAATGTATTTATATGCTTGACGCATAAAACCAGCGTCACTAGGAGCATTTATAGAAAGGATTCGATTATGAAACAGGACGTTTACGAGACGGTCACCAACAAGGTGCTCGAGATGATGGAGACACATGGCGCGAACTGGATCAACCCGTTCGCTCGCAAGGGCAAAGCCCTCCAGCCACACAACATCATAAGCAAGAAGCCATACCGTGGCATCAACCACCTCATGCTGTTGTGGTCACCATACGAAACGTCTGCTTGGGGAACCTTCAAGCAGTGGAACGAGCAAGGCTGCAAAGTCCGCAAGGGTGAGAAGTCCACTCCCATCATTTTCTGGCAGTTTATCGAGAAGGAAGATGACAAGGGCCAGAAGGTAACCATCCCTTTCCTTCGTCAGTACTATGCATTCAACGTGGCTCAGGTAGAGGGTGACTTTGCTGAGCGTCTGTTGACCTGTACAGATAATGGTACAGGTGCAGAAGATATCGCGGCTGCTGAGGATTTTTTCCGCCAAATCCCCGCGGATGTACATCACACGCCAACTGGTCGTGCGTACTACAACCCCATGAACGACTTCATCAGCATGCCAAGCAAGGATGTCTTTGAAGACACGCCGACAAGCACCGCGACTGAGAGCTACTACAGCACACTGTCGCATGAGCTGACGCACTGGACGGGTCACACGTCACGTCTGGATCGCCTCACCAAGTCGCGCTTCGGTGACGAAAGCTACGCACGGGAAGAGCTGGTCGCTGAGATCGGAGCCGCACTGCTGTGCGCTCACCTCGAGATCAGTTCCTCGCCTCGCCCAGATCACGCCCAGTACCTCAACGGATGGATGAAGGCGCTGTCAGATCACAAGAAGGAATTCGTATCAGCAGCAGCGGCTGCATCTAAAGCAGTCGATTTCGTAATTGAAGCAGCAGGAAAGGAAGCCTAATGATTACCAGCAAAGCACCGCGCAAAAGCAAGTTGCGCATCTCTTCGGACAGTGTCTGGCCCCTACGCAGTGCAACGGGGCGGACGTTTGCTGAGGAACGGAAAAACAGCACAGGGGGAAAGACTGTGACATTGAATGACCACGTAGCATCCGCCATCAAATCATTGGAGGCGGCGAACGAGATCAGAGCAGCCCATGCGTCTCTGCCCTACAGCCAGCAGCCACAGGTTCATGACGAACTACTGATCCAATTGCTGGAGGCAATGATTGCCTTCGACGAAGAGCCACAGGGAACCATAGAGGAGCTGACCCGCGAGGATGAGCAGTTCATGACCCGCTTCCCTCTACCAGACGATGCTGAGTGGGATTACGCCGTTGCCATAGGTGCAGTATGAGCGACTACCTCAAGCTACTAGCCAAGTATGTGCCGCCAATGCCTGAACAGCATTTGTTGAAGCTCAATAGTGAGCAGCTACGTGCATATGAGAAGTCCCGCAACAAGCTCTCAGAGGAGAAGAACAAATGATTAAGACCCAACACTGCCCCAACTGCGAAACCCAAGCGGCAGAGATCGAACGGCTGCGGGTCGAAGCAGAGGCGCAGTTCGACCGTGGCTATTACGATGGCTGCACACATCCGATTGTGCAACACGATGCGCTGCGTGAGGCTTTGGCGGACTTGCTTCATGCAGTTTGCAGTGAGAAAGGTTTCGCTCAAGCTGTGCGGCGGGATAGCGGACGGATATATCCGTGGCCTGCCCTTGAACTGGCCGAAGCAAAGGCACTCAAAGCATTGGAGCAAAGCAAATGACTGACGACAAATTCCACAAACTTGCATTAAGTGAAAGTTTCGAGCGCGTTGCAAAGGTGGCTGAAGAACGCGCTGCTTTTGCCGCTGGCGTTGAAGCCGCTGCCAAGCCTGACCCACTGGTCGATATTGTGGAGTGGTTAGGCGGCGAATGGACGCCGGAAGAGTATGCGGAAGAAATCCGCGCCGCACTGGACGCCCGTGGCTTTGAGATAAGGGAAAAGAACGATGGCTGACCGAACAGAAGCAATGGACAGACTGATTGCACAGGATGCGGACTTAATAGACCCAGCAGCCGAATGGCAAGCAGGATATGACGCTGGCGTTGAAGCAGCGGCCAAGGCGCTGGAGGATGGCGCTAAGCTATGTGATTGCTTCGCATTTGGGGAAGACGAGTGCGGTTGTGGCGCATGGAATGATTATAAGGACATATCGTCAGCAAGGGCTATTGAGATCGTCCGTGCGTTACAGGAGAAAGGCCAATGATCCGCCGCATAATAGATTGGGCCATAGACCGGATGTTCAAAAACGATAAGGATTGGGACCAGTGACCCTACGCCAGTTCCTGATGGACAACTTCGGCTGGGACATTTACGAATGGACTCCAGACGAAATTAGATTTTAGAAATACCCCACCTCAACTCCTTTCAATCTCGACAACTACGGCGGGATCGACGGCTAGACAGCGGAAGTATCAAACACCTTTGAGGAACGGGGATCGGACATAAAGTAAGGTGTGAATGTCTAGCAACGTAGAATTTTTCGCTCTGCGGCGAACAGAAAAATAACAGCCGCAACACGCTCAAAACACACAACTAATTTTTTCGACTGATGCTTAGACATTAGTTGAAGCACCGCTGCTTTAGCCGTATGGCTGGAGGTTCCACCTATGTAATGGAGATTACAATGCAACTACCAACTGACTACCAATCCTACATTCACAAGTCCCGCTACGCCCGTTTCATTGATGAGAAAGGCCGTCGTGAACACTGGGACGAAACCGTGTCTCGCTACTTCGACTTCTTCGAGGAAGAGCTTGAGACCCACAATGGACACAAGGTTTCTGCTGGTCTGCGCAGTGAGCTCGAGGACGCTGTCCTAAGCCTCGCCGTCATGCCTTCCATGCGTGCTTTGATGACCGCAGGAGAGGCGCTGCGCCGTGAGAGCGTGGCTGGCTACAACTGCAGCTACTTGCCCATAGATCGGCCCAAGGCATTCGCTGAGGCGCTCTACGTGCTTATGTGCGGCACAGGCGTTGGCTTCTCTGTCGAGCGGCAAGAGATTAGCAAGCTGCCAGTCGTGCCTGAGCACTTCGACCGCACCGCATTCGACATCATTGTCGGTGATAGCAAGATCGGTTGGGCTGAGGCGTACCACACGCTACTGACCTGCCTATTCGCTGGCACTATTCCTAATGTGGACTACAGCCAGATTCGTCCGGCAGGTGAGCGCCTCAAGGTATTTGGCGGACGTGCGTCTGGCCCTGATCCTTTGCGCGACCTGTTCGAATTCACAATCCGCACCATGCGCAATGCCGCTGGCCGGAAGCTGAACAGTCTCGAGGTTCACGAGATCGTCTGCAAGATCGGTGAGATCGTTGTGGTTGGTGGTGTCCGCCGCTCCGCTGAGATCAGCCTTTCGAATCTGTCCGACCAGCGCATGCGCGATGCCAAGTCTGGCAACTGGTGGATCGAGAAGCCATACCTCGCCTTGGCAAACAACTCAGCCTCTTACACTGAGAAGCCAGAGGTCGGTCAGTTCATGGACGAATGGTCTGCATTGTACCGCTCTCGGTCTGGTGAGCGTGGCATCTTCAATCGTGAGGGAGCCATCAATAAGATACTGCGCCTTGGTCGTCGTGACCATCGCTATGACTTCGGCACTAACCCATGTGGTGAGATCGTGCTTCGCCCTCGCGGCTTCTGCAACTTGACTGAGGCAGTGGTGCGTGAGAACGATAGCCTTGGTGACCTCAAGGAAAAGGTGCGCCTTGCGTCGATCCTTGGCACATGGCAGTCCACCCTCACCCGCTTCAACTTCATCGAGCCAGAGTGGCGGCGTAACGCAGAGGAAGAGCGTCTGCTTGGCGTGTCCCTCACCGGAATCTATGACAACGCACTGATGCGTGGTGACAACGGTCTTGATCGTCTTGGCACGGCGCTTGAGAAGCTGAAGGCGTCCGCCATCAAGGCAAACCGTCTCGAGGCGCACGACATTGGCATCAACCCATCTGTCGCCGTCACTACGGTTAAGCCGTCCGGCACTGTGTCGCAGTTGGTGAACAGCCCAAGCGGAATCCACCAAGGTCATGCCCAGTACTACATCCGGCGCGTCACTGGTGATAACAAGGATCCAATCACCGCCTTCATGGGTGACGCTGGCATTCCTAACGAGCCACACGCATCCAAGCCACAAGGCATGACGGTCTTTGCGTTTCCTGTAAAGCTTGGTGATGGTACTACCACTCGCGATGACGTGACTGCATTGCAGCATCTCGAGCTTGTCCGCACCTACAACACGCATTGGTCAGAGCATGCAGTGTCCTGCACCATCAGCGTTAAGGAACCAGAGTGGCCTAGCGTTGGCGGTTGGGTGTTCGATCACTTCGATGACATCTGCGGCCTGTCGTTCCTGCCTCACTTCGAGGGCGACAGCTCATACACGCAGATGCCTTACGAGACGATCAGCAAGGCTGAGTACGAGCAACGGCTCGCTGCTATGCCAAAAGAGATCGATTGGTCTGGCCTTGCCTTCTACGAGAAGGGTATCGACACAGTGACTGGCACACGCGAACTTGCATGCGTTGGTAACACCTGCGAGATCGTTGACGCACAGTCTTTATAACAACAGTGAGGGGCTTCGGCCCCTCCAATACAAGGATGTAAGTATGTTTTTAGGTGAAATTAAAGCTGAAGCCCTTCGGATATGGGATATCCGCGACAGGGATCTGATTGGCGACAATCGTTTTGTTGAGATGACGCGCCCCCGCATGGCGCTGTACAAGGTCTATCGAGATCGGGGTATGTCACTGACGCAGATCGGTCGCTACTTAAAGCGTGATCACTCTACTGTTCTGAGTGGCCTGCGCAGGATCGAAGTCGTGATGGCAGAAGACCCGACCTACAGGGAGCAGGTCGAGTCTCTCGCTTCATTTTCTATGAATGATCTTAAACTCTGATATCGGAACCTCAATCATAGGTTCCTTATCCTCCCAGTCCCCGCGCTTGGTTGTTCCACCGAACACGATATTGATGGGGGCTGGGACATTGATATAACCAACGCAGTCCTGCCACTCCACGATCAGCATCGATCTGATGCCCGTGTCTCGAGATAGCGACAGCAGGTTCATGTATTTGTGCAGCGAGACTTGATAGGTGGGGTACGTGTGTATCGGATTCCCCCGCGACTTGAGCTCTGCCCAAGACATGATCTCCTTCCCCCGCAGCAGCGCAAAGTCTGCTGAGTAGCGGCGAGGAAGCTTTGCAACCTCCACCCCCCACTTATCCGCCAGCACAGTGATGACGGCTCGCTCATTAGCTAGTGTTGTTTCGTTCTCATATATCAACTGACCATCTTTCTCTGCTGTTTCCAAAGGGATAACACTAAGCACTCAACTAGTGAACGCGACCAGCAAGGATCAGCATCAAGCGGTATGTCGTCGATAGCCGCTCTCCGACCTTCCTTAGTTGGTATCGCAAATATTCTCTCCGCAAGACAACCCACCATGTGATCTCTGACCAGAGCGCGGAAGTTTTCCGGCACATTGCGCTCGATCCACTGCATTCTTTCTTCATGTGTATCTCCCCTTGCTGCTTGCTCTGCCCAGACCATCGACTTCAGGCGCTGCGCCTTCGGTCCGATCTTCTTCACTGCATGAGCTCGAGCAGCGTCTTCAGCGGAATGACTGCAACTGACTTCTCATTGTCCGCACGCAGGATCAGGCCAGCGTTCTCACCCAACGCCTCCAGCATCCAAGCCGGTAATTCTTTTCTGCGCTTGGCTTCAAACACCCAAGGCTTGTCACTGAATGACGGCGTGATCTCCACGTCACCCTTGGCATAGGTAGTTGCGCCAGACAGGGGAACGCGCTGAGCAAACAAGCCATACTCCTTGGCCTGATTGACCAGCTCGCGCTCGTACACTGCGCCCTTGGTTCTCGACATCTTTCCCATAGTTACCCCCTTGCAAACGTGTATTTGATTTCCTGCCAGATCGTCCGGCCATCGAAGACCCTGCGCAGGATGTAGCCCCTAGCTACAGAGACCACCGTGAATATTCCGGTGATGATCAGGTTCTGTGTCCATGTGACGGGGATATCCATTGCCGTCGCGACGAAGTACCAAGTGATCAGCGAGATAAAGAACCCCACCGTTGTGTTGGTCACAGCCTCCATGAGGCTGTCCATCTTGTGCTGTTTCATGACCCCGACTCCAACAGATCACAGACCTTTCGAAGCGCGTCCTTGTGACGCACTTTGAGATCGTCTTGCCAAGCCCAATCGCCATTTGCCGACTCGACTATGCGTCGCACAACCTCTGGCGATGATTCCTCTGGATCCCACATTTCTTCGAGGCCGTAGCAAGAGCAGTGACCCGCCTCCACCATCCATAGATCGCCGTCGCGCTTGAAAAGCACGAGAGCTTCTCCACTGTAGTTCTCGTATTCATACGCGGCGAATAGAACCTCTGGCTCAGGCTCGCTCATGTCAAAATTGCGCTGCACGTCCTCCCAATTAGAGAAGATGTCAAAGTAAACGCTCATATCAAATCCCTTCATCCTTGATCGTGTAGTGGTGCGGGTTCTTGTCGCCGTGGATCTCGACGTTCTTCGCCGCCAATTCGTTGAGCTGCTCATAGAAGTTGACGCTGCGCGGTGGACGATCATCCTCACACTTGCCTTGGATCATCGCGTCACGCAGCACGACCAGCGAGCAGATCGCTTTAGTCACATGGCTGAGCTGAGAGTCCGGATCGATGTCTTCACCCTCCCACCAACTGAACAGGTGACGGATCGTTGCGTCGTAATAGACAGATGCCCTTACGCCTACACCGCGATAGTTGTGGCGACCGTACTTCAGTGCGCCTTCGAGCATCCCTACTCCTACCTCAGCTAGTACTGCTGCTGATACGGTGGACATGGGAGCTTTCTTTATTCCGACAGCGTCTTTCGGGTTCGTTGGCTTCTGGGTTTTGTTTGGTTTTATTACCGGCTGGGTGTTGTACGCAGATCTTTCGGGGATAATTATCGGGAACGTGTCGTCATCAATCTCTTGGGCATGCCGCCAGAAAACGATGTCGCCATCTTTACCGGAGTGCTTCCAGAAAAGCTTAGCCGCATCCCTCTCCATCAGCGCTTGACCACCACGCACAACAACATCGACCATACCTGACGGTCGCGGCTCATGCTTCTTCGCGCCCTTCCAAGCTGTCCAGTAAACGGTTGGCTTCTCTTGAACGTAACGCCAAGTAAGAATGTCGGTTGGGAGTCCGTTGTGTCGCCAGTCTAGATTGTCGGCCTCGTTCTCTAACGTATCGCCACCACGAGTCCACACTTCGACCCGTCCATGCGGCATCAACGCGAGACTGTTGGCTTCCCACCAAGTCCAGCCTTCATTCAGATCTCCGTACATATATAAGCGCTCGTTTTCCTTCATCTTGCGCATGTATTCCTGCTCATCCATTGCTGTCATGCATTCCTGCTCATCCATTGTTGTTCTCCTTAACAAGGATCTGGCACTCAGCCAGTAACTCCTCTTGTGTTCCAAACATCTCTTCGAACCTGCGCTTCCAAGGGTGGACCGACACGAAATCACCCTTGCCGTCACCACCTTGGTGATGCAGGTAGCAAAGCGGAATCGTCTTGAAGTGAGCGCCGGTTTTCGTGCGCCCATCTATGTGATGGATTGAGATCTCTGGCTGATGAAAGCCGATCTTCTTGCACGCAACACAGCCAAGCTGGCCGACCGCATCCATCCATCTCCGCTCTGCGGGTGTCGGCGTCCGTCCCTTCATCCTCAGTACTTCTTGCCACCATCCCGCATGCGGTTCTCAACCTTGTGATCTTCGCGGCTCATGTTGTAGAGGATCTTCTCCATGATGGCTTCACCAATGTCGAAGCCCTTTGCTCCCGCTAGATCGAAGATCCGGATCACCGCATCAGCGAGCTCAACCTCGAGTCCTGAGCGATGAGGAAGCTTGTCGTCCATCAATCCCTTGCGGTCAGCCTCCATCGCCTCTGCGACTTCGCTGACGATGAGCATCAGCACCTCGCCCACATTGCGTGTTTCATGGGTAGACTGACCCGTCTTGAGATCCGTCCACCAGCCAGCGGCTTTGTTGATGTCGAAGATAGTGCGAGACAGTGCCGTCACTACAGAGGCGTAAATAAGCAGCGCCTCTTCGGATTTATTCCTGTCGGTGAATGGATTATTCATGTGTTGTATGCCTTTCGTTCTAAGCGCAGCGTTGCTGCCTTTGTTCTCCAGTATTCAAAGGCAATCTCTCTCGCCTTCAGCTCCGCCTTGGCATAGGCAAGGTCGCCCTTAGCTACACCGTGGTCGAGTCGCGCTGCATAGACCGCATCACTTTCGTCTGCGTACCGCGCTTGTGCGGCTGCACTCTTGTTGCCGTTCATTTCACCCTCGAGCATTGCCTTAGCAATGACCCGCTTAACGTCAGCCTCTGTCTTTAGGACGCGATACTCCGCATCCCTCAACATGACGGCTACCTCGCGGATGGCCTGAGCGAAGTTCTCTTCAGTCATCTTCGCCGACCATCATGCGGATGTGTTCCATCTTTGCGATCTCTAGTGTCGATACGATGTCTGGGATGTAGGCCTCAGTCGACGCCATGAATAGGCCACCATTCTTTTTCCAGCCGACGAGCATCAGCGTGTCGAACGACTCCGACTGCTCAAGCGCTGCGGTTAAAATTACTGCAGGCGGTATCGTTTCGTAGGTAACATCCGGCCCACCTTTGGGAAAACGGATCACATTGTCTTGGTCGCTCATATAAATTCCTCTTCCATTTCAACTGGCACTGGTGGCTGTGAAAATTGCACATACTTTCGCGGCTGCTCCCCGCGCTTTCCAATGAACTGCATTGCCTTTCCGCCCCAGTAGGTTCCGACATAGCCTTCCCACTCACCATTGCGCTGCTTGCTGCAGGTAAGGCGTGAGTCTGGTACTGCCAAAAGTTCAGGAGGGACTGGCTCATATTCTGAGAGCTCCGATATCTCGCGCTCTTTCTTCTTGTTTCGCCAGATCGTGAGGACGGTGTCCGCCAAGTCGGTAATAGAGCCAGAGCCCTTCACATCCATCTTGCCGGTTGGGGTTTCCTCGTTCTCGCCCTTCCGCGAGTGCGTGACTAAGAACACTGTGGTTCCAGTCGTGTTTTTGAAGTCGCATAGTTCCTCCATGAACCTCTTCTGAGCACTGTAGTCGTCGTCGTCGATACCACATTTAGACATGTTGTCTATGAAGAAAACATCAATACCGTATTTTTTCCGTGCATAACGGAAGACCTCAAGCATCTTCGTTGTCTTCGCTGTACCGACAAGATCGAACAGCCAAAGCTTCTGCGCATACCAGTCGATGCATGCGTTGGCATACGCCAGCGTAGGATCTCCCGTCGCTATACCAGCCGCTTGTCTGGTCAGACGTGTAAGCAAACGACGTGCTGGCATTTCCATCGAGGCGATGCACACGCGCTTGCTCTGAAGCATTGCGTCCAGCGCGAACTGACCAGCGAGCTGTGACTTGCCGTGTCCGTTCACACCATTAAGGATCACGAGCTCCGCATCGCGGAACCGAAGATTACCTTCAAGATCTTCGATCAACGGCTGGAAGCCACGGCTGTCTTGGTCATTGTTGTACAGCTCACGAAGGATGTCCTCGCGATACTCCGTTGCACAGCGCAGCTCTTGCGGGTCGTAGCCAGCGGCTAGATCGCGGATGGCTTTGATGTCCACACCAGCTAACAAGCACTCGTTCAGATCCTTATGCGGAAGCGATGCGCGGATGCAGCGGTGAATGCCAAGCCTGTCGGCAATCTCTCGAGCAGCGAGCTCGCCCTCTTCATCCATGTCCAGAGCCAGCACGATGGTTTCAAATCGCTCGAGGTTGTCGTACTCGTTCTCGATCCATTGCTGCTTTGCTCCCTTGCCTCCGCCGAATGGAACAGACAGCGCCGACACACCCATCTGGTACGCAGCCATCGCGTCGAACTCACCTTCAGTGATCCATATCTCACGAGCATTTGGATCAACCGCTTGCCAGCCGAAGAGGCATGGCATCTGACCTGCGGATGTCGGCCCCTGCTTTTTCTTGTCGTTCATGTCGCGGAACTTAATCATCCGCGCTTCGCCAAGTGGATCTATGAAGGGAAACAGGATGCGGTCACCGTCAACAGCGATCCGAAACGCCTTCAGCGTGTTAGAAGTTAGGCCACGTTTTTCTAACAGGGAGGTCTCTATTGGAGTCGCCTCGACCTTGCGTGTCCGCTCTGGCCTGACAGGCGCTTGGTATTCCTTCTGCGTCGTGACGAACGACGGTCGCTCCACACCCAGCCACGAGCGAACCTCATCCATCGCCTCGATCAGACTTAGGCTATGCACCGCACGCCAGAGGTCGACTAAGTCGCCGCCACTCTCACCTGTTGAGAAGTCGCTCCACACGCCAGCCTTCGGGCCAGTCATGTGGATGCGCAGTGACTGCCCCTTCTCACCACCAAGCCCACCGACGCAGTACTCAGATCCATTAACGATTCCCGCTGGCAGCAAGTGCCGTAGCGCTGGAAGCATGTTGCCGTTGAGGCGCTCCGATAATTCCCGTAAATCCATTTCAGTAGCTCCGTTCGCTCTTACCGTTTACTGCTTCCTCTAGCGCAGCAATCTCTGCCTTCATAACTTTGAGCGAATCCCACAGCTCTTGATTGTCTTTCTCCTGCTTGCACCTATCGAGCAGCATTTCTTTCTTGTAGCGAAGGTCGTTTAGTTTCTCCCGCGCTTGCTTGAAGGACAGTCCAGCCATTGGACTGGCTGCAGCATTAGCCTTACCCTTCGGCACAAACATGCCGGTCCAACCGCCATTGATGTTGTGGTCAATGATCTGACGAACGGACCACCCTGCATCTACGCCTCCACGTAGAACATTGATAGCCAGCTTCCTTGCCTGATCAGTCAGCGGTTTCTTGATTTGCTTGCGCTGCTCTTCCCACTCTGCCCATGCATCTGCATCAATCCAATCTGGAACAGAGAAGGCGTCAGCCTTATTACTCTTCCCTTTATTCTCTTCCTTATCTTTATTCCCTTTATTGTTCTGTGTCGCGGTGGTGTCGCGGTCCTGTCGCGCTGCTGTCGCGGTCCTGTCGCTCTGTCCCTTAGGATCGAGCTGGAAGGCGTTGTAATTGTTGATAGAAATGATGGTGACACCTGTCGCGCTATCGACCGACACCATGTCGCGGTCAACGAGACGTGTGAGAAAGCGATTTGCCCAATCTTTGCTGCGTTCTAGGTGCGTCGCCATGTCCCGTACCGACATCGCCAGTTGTCCGCGTTGCAGTTTTATGGGGCGTTCTTTGTAGCGCACATCTACTTCTCTCCACGATGCTCGCAGCACCATCCACGCAAAGGCCATAGCCTCTGCATCAGTGCGAAAGATCGAGTGATCTAATAAACGGCGGTAAATAAGGACGTACCCGCCCAACTCATGTGACATTCAAAACCTCCAATCTCTGCGGTCCTTCACCGCTCTTGTTCGTTCGCTTTAAAAATGTGACGGCAGGGCCAATGCGAAATTTGGAGGTTTCGCACAAGCGAACATTGGCCGGTTCCCGTCGCGATACGGTAGCCGTCACGAGCTGCACATATTTCCGCTTTTCTTTTTGCGCAAGTGGAAATGTGTTGGCGTTCTACATCTGCTGTGGAGATTTTTTCTACGCAGCTTTATATGCACCGCGCACAGATGACACATGGCTAATCTTTTTCCACATGTTTCGAAACACAGGAATTGACGCAGCGAAATTAGTCTCTATGTTGTGCATCGACACGACGATGCGTGTTCACAGAAAGGAATGTATATGGAGACTGTTTCAAATCCCAAGACAAAGAGCGTCTGGGAAACCCTATCAGCCATAAACGTCAACGAAAACATCGAGAAGAAGAATGGCTTCTCATATCTGTCGTGGTCGTGGGCGTGGGCTACGCTGATGAATCACTACCCAGAATCGGAGTTCTGGTTTGAGAACCAGCAGGGCGATCTAAACAATGATGGGGTCATCCGCTATCCGGATGGAACCGCAGAAGTTCGTTGCGTGCTGACTGTAGACGCCACCACACACACGATGTGGTTGCCGGTGATGGACTACAAGAACCAAGCCATCAAGAATCCAAACGCACGCGACATCAACGACGCAAAGATGCGCTGCCTCGTGAAGGCAATGTCTCTGTTTGGTCTTGGCCTCTACATCTACGCTGGTGAAGATCTGCCAGACGCCAGCAAGCAGAAGCCTGCTCCTGCAGCAGACCATGTAGTTGGCCTCGTTGATGAAAAAGTTCAGTTACTCAAGGCTGTGACTGATGCAGCGACGCTCGATGATCTGAAGGTGGCGTTCACTAAGGCCAGTAAGTACGCACGCAATCGGAATGATGACGTGCTCTTTGCCGAAGTGACGAAGACCAAGGACGCACGCAAAGCCGCGCTCTCTAAGTAAGGATCTATTGATGGAACAGAGAAGTGACGAGTGGTTTAAGGCGCGTGTAGGCGTCATCACCGGAAGCCGTGTTGGCGGAATTCTTGGTGTTAACCCATTCCAAAAGACTGACGATGTGATGCGCGACATGGTTCGTGAACACTTCGGGGCTGCTCGTGAATTCACTGGCAACGCCGCCACCAATCACGGTGAGCGTATGGAGCCTGTGGCATTAGCGTTCTACGAGTCTGTGGCTGGCGTCACAGTTACGCAGACCGGCATCGTTAAGCACGATGACTACAACTGGCTTGGTGCGTCGCCTGATGGACTGATCGGTTTCGATGGCGGCTTGGAGATCAAGTGTCCCTACTGGGCAAAGCAACCATATTCGGTTCATGAAAAACCAAGCTACTACGCACAGTGTCAGCACGTCATGGAGGTGTGCGATCTCCAGTGGATGGACTTCTTCTGCTACATCAGTGAGGACTTATATCTTCTCGAGCGGCTTGAGCGGAACCCAACTTGGTTCGCCGACAACCTGCCAAAGCTTGAAGCGTTTCGCAAAAAGTACCTCGAGATAATAGGGGACGAAACCAAAGCCAAGGCATATCTCGATACGGAGATCGCTGTCGTATCGAACGTGCGCACTGAGCTGATGTCGGATCTCTTCATTGAGATCAAGGCGAAAGAGGCAGAGATTGCTCCGTTAAAGGATGCATACGAAGCTCTCAAAAAAGAACTGGGCTCTGAGTTCGGTTCTTTCCAGACGGGTCGTATTACGGTTCAGAAGGTAGAGAAGAAAGGGGCGGTAGATCATGCCGCTGTTTATAAAACCGTAGACGTTGACAGTCTCTTAGCCGCCAAAGGCAAGTCCGTTGAGGACTTCAGAAAAGAGAACGTCACCAGCTACACAGTGAAAATCATAGAGGACTGATATGGGACGGCCTAGAAAAGATAACCAGAACCGTCTGGTTCAAACAACGATTGACGACGTGATGTATCGCGCACTGTGCGAGATGTCCATTAAGGAAGACAGGCCTATCGCTGGCGTCGTGCGACAGGCAATCAATCTCTACCTTGCGCACATTGATCGTATGCGCAAAGTTGAACTCTCATAAGAAAGGCACAGGATGGCTTACGAACAAAAACCAAATACGTTTTCTCTTTTCCGCGACAGTGAGGAGCGGATCGAGGAGCGCAAGAAGTTCTATCGCGAGAAGGATTGGGACCCTGAAGGCGTTCCTATCTACAGCGGAAGGATGCTTCTCGATACCGGCGAAGAGCTG